GTAATTAAGTCGTTAGATGAATACTACGCAGATAGCACAAAGGTTTATAACATTGATAAATACCTAGACACTACAAAATCGACTACTGACGTGGCATTACCATTTAGTAAAGTAAACTTTAGCTACAAAGGTTTGGGTACTATTTTAGCGAAGCAATTTGAACAAATAAATAATACTGGCTGGGGGTCTATGTCATTTACCTTAGATGGAGATATTTTTGATGCACCTAGTGAGCCATATAAAATAGAGTTACCTTTTGAGCATATGATGTATGAAAGATTATATAACGCAAACCCACTAATTGTACCAGCCTCTTCAACAGAGATACAATGGGGTTTTTCTGTTAATGAAAACCAGCAAGCATATATCGGTCAACCCTTATTGTTTTATGGAATTGTTCAGCAAAACGCAACTCCAATAAGAATATTAGATACTGCTTTTGTAAATAGTGGTACAACTATAACAGACTATATAATACCGTCAAATAGTTTTACTCTTGACCCAGCTATAAATAAGCATAATATAAATTTTCAAAATGAATTAAATGAGTACCTAGCTAATGAGCCAAACTCTGGAGCTAACGAATTCACGGACACGTTATTTGAAACTGAGTATAAAAAATATATACAAGGGGTGTTTAACAATAGTATGAGGCTTAAAAAAGTTACCGCATATTTACCTATGAAGATATATTACAACTTGCAGCTTAACGATTTAATAGAAATGAATCAACAGACATATAAAATCAACTCATTAAAAACAGATCTAACAACTGGTAAAACTGAGTTTGAATTACTAAACAATATAATATTATGATAAAAGATATTTTAGACTTATTGCCATTAGTAGAAGATGATACAGAATTAATACGTATTGCAAAAGGCAAATATAAATTAGCAGAAACCTTTAAAGAGGGTTACAAACAAATTAAAAGAGATTTAAGATATGCAAAAGGCTGAATTTGAATTAGTTGCTAAAACCAGCAAGGCAGAGGCAAACATAAATAAAGTAGATGAGGCAGTTAAAAGAACTGGAAAGTCTGTAAAAAAGACTAAAAAAGAACTGTCTGGTATGGAACAGATAGGTAGTGCAGCCTTAGGTGGATTAGACAAAAAGACTGGAGGTATTGCCTCTAAACTTGCAGCGGTAGCAAAGGCTGCGAAGTTAAGTGGTAAGGCTATGAAGACCGCATTAATATCTAGCGGTATTGGTTTAGCGGTTGTCGCGCTTGCTTTAATTGTAGAATACTGGGACGAAATCTCGGGTCTTGTAGATGGAGTAGGTAGTGAACAAGCAAAGCAACTAAAAGCAACCGAAGATTCGCTAGCAGCTAATCAAGAACAACTTGACATAATTGGCCAAACGGAAAATACTTTAAGGTTACAAGGTAAGACTGAAAAAGAGATACTGGCTATGAAAATGGCAGTAACAGACGAATCAATAGCTAATAGTAAAATTTTATTAGAACAACAAAAGTCGCAGAAAAAAGCCCAAGTTGAGGCAGCGGAACGAAACAAAAAAATAGCTACTGGAATTATTGCTTTTTTAACATCTCCAATAGTTGTTTTACTAGGTCTAATAGATGGTATTACAAACAGTTTAGCAAAACTTGGAATTTTAGAAGAGGGCACAAATTTAACAGAAGGGTTTTTAGATATGACCTCATCATTGTTATTTGACCCCGATGAAGTTGCTAAAAAAGGAGATGAAACGATAAAAGCTACAGAAGAGTCACTTAGAAAACTCGAAAACACTAGAGCTGGTTTTATACTTAAAGAACAAGAAAGAAAAAAGAAAGCAAATGAGAAAACTACAAAAACAGAAAAGGTAGAGGTTGACCCAGAGGTAGAACAAAAAAGAAAGACTCTTGAAGAAATTGAAAAATTAGAAAATGCTTACTTAGATTCATTACTAGACAAACAAATTCAAGAGGAAAATCTTGTACGTGCAAAGTATTTTTCGCTAATAGATGCTGCTGAAGAATATGGTGAGGAAACAGCTGTTTTAACAGATGCACAAGAAGCAGAATTAGCTGCAATAAAGAAAAAATATGCAGATGCAGCGAAACTTACAAAAGACGAACAAGACGCAAAAGATATACAAGATGACAAAGACGAAAGGGATAGAAAATTTGCGCTATATTCACAAATAGCAGATATGGCTGCTCAAGCCTTAAGCACTATTGCTGGTATGCAGAAAGCTAGATTTGCAAGAGAAAATCAAGAGGGAGCGCAAGATGAAAAGTCAAAAGAACAAAGAGCAAAAAGACAATTTAAGGCACAAAAGAAAATGAATTTAGCTATGGCGGTAGTTAATGCTTCACAAGCGGTAATTTCAAGTTTAGCACAAGCTCCAATAGGACTACTTGCAGCTCCAAATCCAATAGGAATTGCATCGTTGGCTTTAGCATTAGGCTCCGGTGCAGCTAGTATTGCAGCGATAGCTAAAACAACTTTTAATAGCGGTGGTGGAAGTCCAAGTTCGCCATCTAATGGTGGTGGCTCACAAGCCCCAGCCTTTAACGTAGTAGGAGCGAGTGGAACAGACCAGCTAGCAGATGCAATAGGTGGGCAGTCAGAAAGACCAGCAAGGGCATACGTTGTAAGTGGGGATATAACCACTGCACAAGAATTAGACAGAAATATTATAGAGGGTGCAAGTATTTAAGCATCAAAACGTAAATACAATTAAAAAAGTCGTTATATATATATGAAAATTATTGAACTAATTTTAGATGAAGAGGATTTTGAAACTGGTGTTGAAGCAATATCAATAGTTGAAAGTCCAGCAATAGAGAGTGATTTTGTAGCTTTAAAAAACCAAGAGATAAAACTCGCAGAGGTTGACAAAGAGAAAAAAATCTTAATGGGGGCATTATTGATACCTAATAAACCAATATATAGACAAGGCGAAGAGGGTGAGTATTACATTTATTTCTCCAAAGAAACGATATGTAAGGCATCACAACTATTTTTACAGAACGGCAATCAAAGCAACTCTACCTTAGAACACTCAGAGGTACTTAATGGTTTAACCTTAGTTGAAAGCTGGCTAGTAGAAGATAAAGAAAAAGACAAGTCTGCATTATACGGATTGGACGTACCTTTGGGAACTTGGATGGGGTCTGTTAAAGTGAATAACGATGAGGTTTGGAATGAGTTTGTAAAAACTAAAAAAGTAAAAGGCTTTTCAATCGAGGGCTACTTTGCAGATAAAATGGAAGCACCAAAAGATAAAATCAGCGAAGATATGGCTGAACAACTACTAAGTCAAATTAAACAAATAATAAAATAAACAACTATGAAAACAAGATTAAATACAGTTTACAATAAATTACCAAACCAAAAAACAAGTCTTAGCTCTGTAGAAGAGATTAAATATGCAACCAATTTTTTAGGAATAAATAGGCAAAACCTTGATGAACTATCTAATGCAATAAATTCTGCAAGACTCTTTGAAAGTTATTTAGATGAAGCAAAAATTAGCGCAGATGCTTTTGTAGAAGAATATGATTCAATAGTAGCTGACTTTTATGATTCTAATGCTTCTGAAACTGTTAAGGAAATTTTAGATGACTTTGCTACAAACGCAGAAGCTTTAGGAGTAGACCCTAATACAGTAAAAGAATTTTCAGAGTTAGAAAGTCAATTTGAAGATATTAAAAATTTTGAAGATGAAGTGAGAATGTTTGTAGAAAATTATAGAGGCGAAAAAGAAAGTGCAGATAAAATAGCATCAATGTAATGCAAAGGAATAACAAAAATAATAAAACTTTTATACCCAGCCGAACATCTCCAGACGGAGGTGGCAGAGGTTGTCTATGCGCAGATAAAGACACCTATTCAAGCGAATGTTGTGACGGCTCGATGATAGCGCAAGGCATCGGAGTAATAACAAAAACATAATGAAAACGTAAATAATAAATTAATAATCGTTATATATATATGAAAAATACAAAAATGCTAAATGAAATTAGAACACTTTTAAACTTGAAGGTAAAACTTGAAGAGCAAAATTTAGAGAACGGCACTACAATTAGTGCAGATGAGTTTTCTAAAGGTAATGAAGTGTTTATTATGACAGACGATGAAAAGGTTGCTATGCCAGTAGGAGAATACATACTCGAAGACGGCAGACTTTTAGTTGTTGAAGAAGAGGGTGTAATTGCAGACCTTAGAGATGTTTCAGACGATGTGCCAGCAAAAGAAGAGGCTGAATCAGAAAAAGAAGAAACAGAAGACCTAGACGAAACAATCGAAACAGAAGTACCAGCAGAGGTTGCTACAGAAATTGAGGCAATTATAGAAGCCGTTGTTGATGTTATTTCTCCAGTAATTGAAGAAGTAAAATCTGAGATTGAAGAACTTAAAAAGAAGTTTGGAGATATGAAAAAATACGAGGACAAAGAAAAAGACGAAAAGAAAAAAGAAGAGATGTCTGCTTCAAGCAAACCAATAAGACACAATCCAGAAGCAAAGACTGCACAAAAAACACAAGTGCAATTTGGTAAAGGACAATTTACAACAACACTAGATAGAGTACTAAACAAATTAAATAAATAAAATGAAAAAAAGAAACGTAAATTTAGCGGGAACAACGACTAACATCACGACAACTTATGCTGGAGAATTTGCTGGCGAATATATCGCAGCGGCTTTATTGTCTGCATCAACAATTGATGATGGCGGTTTAACAGTAAAGGCAAATATTGCTTTTAAAGAAGTAATTAAGAAACTTGCAACTGATGCTTTAGTAAAGCCAGCTTCTTGTGATTTTGACCCAACGTCTACTATCACATTAACTGAAAGAATTATTGAGCCTAAAGAACTGCAAGTAAACTTACAACTATGTAAGTATGATTTCGTGAACGACTGGGAGGCACAATCTATGGGATTCGGTTTAGGTCAAACTTTACCACCAAAGTTTTCTGACTTTATGATTGCACACGTTAGTGCCGAAGTGGCTCAGAATACTGAACTATGTATTTGGCAAGGAGATACTGCAGCCGCAACTAACAATTCATTCGATGGTTTTCAAAAACTAATCGCAGCTTCTGCAGCGGCTGGGGACATTCCAGCTGGACAACAAGTAGCAGCGGTAGCATTAACGGCAGCTAACATTATTACTGAACTTGGAAGAGTTGTAGATGCAATTCCAGCAGCACTTTATGGTAAAGAAGATTTATTTATATACGTTGGACAAGAGGCAGCTAAATTATATGTACAAGCACTAGGAGGTTTTGCAGCTAATGGTTTAGGAGCAAATGGTGTTGCTAATATGGGTACGCAATGGTGGAACAACGGAAGTCTTACTGTAAATGGAGTGAAGATATTTGTTTGTCCAGGCTTAGGAGCTGACAAAATGTATGTAGCACAACGTAGCAACCTATACTTTGGAACTGGGTTACTAAATTCTACTCAAGAAGTACGCGTGTTAGATATGGGAGATTTGGATGCATCGAACAACGTAAGAATGGTAATGAGATTTACAAGTGCAGTACAATTTGGAATTGCTTCTGACCTTGTAGAATACGCATAATCAATTAATTAATCAATTAAAGGGGTATGTAGAATATATCTGCGTACCCTTTTTTTTATAAAACAAAAAAGCATATGCCTTGTTTATTAAATTCTGGTAGGAAACTACCTTGTAAAAGTGCCTTTGGTGGTATAAAAAATGTGTACTTGAAAGACTTTGGAGACATTGATAAAGTTACTTATAATACTGAATCTTGTGAGAGTCTCTTGGTTTATTTTGCTGGAGCATCAGAAAAATGGCTTAGATATCAAGTAAAAGGAAACTCAAGTCTTGAGACTACTGTAACATCTTCAAGAGAAAATGGTACTACATTTTATACTCAAACTTTAAATCTAACATTAACATATCTTGACCCTTGTACTCAGGCAGAATTACAGACTGTTGCGGTTGCAAGACCTTATGTAATTGTTGAGGATTACTACGGTAATTTCTTTGGTTGTGGTATTGAGAATGGAATGGAAGTTACTGGTGGAACTATAGTTACTGGAGCAGCGGCTGGAGATTTATCTGGTTTTACACTTACCTTTGAGGGTATGGAAGAAACTGCACCTTTATTTTTAGAATTTGGAGCTGGTCAAGTTGGTCCAACTGTTGATGATGCAAATGTCATTATACCAAACTAGTATTTTTTTACTATATATTAAAAGGGTTTCTTTTGTTAGATGCCCTTTTTTTTTGTTTTAATATGTAAATAATCTGTAAATTGTCGTTATATATATATGATATTATTTAAACCACAAGCTGGAAATAAATTTACTTGCATACCTAGAGAGTATGTTACTACTGCTTTTATGACTATTAGAGATGATAGCACGAATGTAGTTGTAGACTATGCTTTAGTGCCAAGAATTGGTGGTGTAGGTAATATTGAAATTATAAGAGATAAGTTTTTTGTATATAATAGCACTTATACAAATATGGTAGAGGGGCACTTTTATGATATGACTATTTTCTCTGACCCATTAAAAACTAATGTAATATATAAAGATAGAATTTTCTGTACGGCACAAAAAGATGCAATAATACTTAACACACAAGACCATTACGAATTAAACAAAGGTCAATACGATGAGTATAACGGCTTTAACAACGATTATATTGTAATATGAAAAAAAGGAACAGTAAAGGGCAATTTAGTAAGACAAAGGTTTCAGAGTTTGGCTTTGTAAATCTTAGTACATATACATCTCCAGAGATTAAAGAAGTTAATGGTAAGGACTGGATTGAGTATGGCGAAGATAACAACTATTTTCAATATCTTATTGACAGATATAATGGGAGTCCTACTAATAACGCAGCTATAAATGGAATATCACAAGCTATTTATGGTAAAGGTTTAAATGCTACCGATAGTAGCAGAAAACCAAACGAGTATGCACAGATGATTGCGTTGTTTAGAAAAGATGTTGTTAGAAGATGCTCTTATGACCTTAAACTTATGGGTCAGTGTGCTATCCAAGTTATATATTCAAAAGATCGGTCAAAGATAGTGCAATTAGAGCATATGCCTATTGAAACTTTACGAGCCGAAAAATGTGATGAAGACGGCAACGTGCCAGCATACTACTATTTTAATGATTGGCCAAATATTAAAAAAAGTGATGACCCTTTAAGAATACCAGCTTTTGGTATGTCAAAAGAAAACATCGAGATATATTATATCAAACCATACAAGAGTGGTTTCTATTACTACTCGCCAGTAGATTACCAAGGTGGTTTACAGTACGCAGAATTAGAAGAGGAAGTGTCTAATTTCCACCTCAACAATATTTTAAATGGTTTAGCACCTAGTATGTTAATTAATTTTAACAACGGAACACCAAACCAGCAAGAGCGACAATTAATTGAAACTAAGATTGCACAAAAGTTTTCTGGAACAAGCAATGCTGGTAAATTTATACTAGCTTTTAATGACAATAAAGAAAGCCAAGCAGAAATAACACCAGTGCAATTAAGTGATGCTCATAGTCAGTATCAATTTTTGTCAGAAGAGAGTACATCAAAAATAATGGTTGCTCATAGGATAGTTTCGCCTATGCTTTTAGGAATTAAGGACGGCTCTGGACTAGGTAATAATGCAGACGAAATTAAGACTGCATCTTTGTTAATGGATAACACCGTTATAAGACCTTTTCAAGAACTTTTAATAGATTCTTTTGACCAAATACTAGCTTACAATGAAATCAGCTTAAACCTATACTTTACTACCTTACAACCGCTTGAATTTACAGAAGTAGACCAAACAATACAAGACAAAGAAACTATTGAAGAAGAAACTGGTGTTGAAATGCAGAAGTTTAGTCTTGAAGAGTACCCTTGGGACGAATGTATTGCTGAGCAAACAAAAGAATATGGAGCGGAGGCTGCTGAAAAAATATGTGGCTATATAAAAAGTAAGATGTCAACTATTAGTTTAAAGGAGGTTGACGGAAAACTCGCATACGAAACAAAAGAAGAGGCTATCGCAATAGCAAAAGCAATTGGTTGTGAAAGTTATCACGAACACGAAGAGGATGGCAAGACTTGGTATATGCCTTGTGTATCTCACGAAGAACTTAAATCTCCTTGCTGGGACGGCTATGAGCAGATAGGTACAAAAAAGAAAAATGGAAAGGAAGTGCCGAATTGTGTACCATTAAACAAAGAATTTTTGTCAGACGAGATGGGTGCTGAGATATTAGAAAAACTAAAAGGCGAAACTATTGGAGATGAATGGCTTCTAGTAGATGAAATTAATACTGATGAAGACATAAGCAATGAAGATTGGGCAAACCTATGTATTAAAGAAAAAAAGTCTTTCTTTAGAAAATTTGCAGATGAAATATATTCAAACCCAAATGGCTTTAGTTATTTAGACTCTAAAAATTATAAAATAAGATACAAGTATGCAGTAGGCTCTAGGAAGCCTATGGAAGACGGCAACGAATCAAGAGAGTTTTGTAGTAATATGATGAGGTTATCAAAAAGCGGTGTTGTTTACAGACTAGAGGGTATTGATTCTGCGTCTAGAGATGGTGTAAATGATAGGCTAGGTCATAAAGGCAAGCCGTATGATTTATTTAAGTTTAAAGGCGGTATTTACTGCAGACATAAATGGGTGCGTGTTTTATATAGACTAGAAACAAATACAGAGCCGTCAGATAATTTAGATAATTACAAAAAAACTAGAACAATACCAGAAAGTTATCTTAAAACTCCAAGAGGCACAAAAGATTCTGAAACCGCACCTATTAATATGCCAAGAAGAGGTGCATACTAAAAACCAAAAAAAATAAGATATGCCTACAGTATTATTTATAAACAGAACTGACCTTGTAAGAAATTCAATTATTGACGGAAATGTTGACACCGACAAATTTATTCAATTTATTAAATTGTCACAAGAAATCGATATTCAACAGATTATAGGAACAAAGATGTATGACGGTTTAACCGCTGCTATTGTTGCTGGAATTGATTTACCAGCAAATGCACGTTGGAAAACTATTTTAGATGAATTTGTAGTAAGTATGCTAATATGGTATGCTCAAAGTAATTACATACCTTTTGCAGCTTATCAAATTAAGAATGGTGGAGTTTACAAGCACACCTCTGAAAACGCAGAAACCGCAAGTAAAAATGAAGTAGATTTTCTTGTTGAAACCGCTAGAACAAATGCAGAATGGTACTCAAGAAGATTTATAGATTTTATGAATTTTAATCAATCTACATATCCAGAGTATACTAACAACGTAAACGATGACATTTATCCTAGCTACAATGCTACATTTAATAACTGGGTTATATGAGTTACAAACCAAAAAATAGCAACATAGACAAGCTAAAGTTGTTCTTAAAAAAGATTAAAAAAACAAAAAAGTAATGGCAAACGAAATTTATACTAAAAGTTGGTGGGGGTCTGGAGTATGTGACAATGACATAAACTGGGGTATTGTTTATAAACCTTATGCTAGTTGCGGAGAGCCAAGAGATGAGTCATTTGTTGAAAAGTTTGGCGAGCCAGTGAGCGCATATTCTCTTAGAAATCTTACAAGTAAACTAGAGCAATATGTAATACAAGTTTCAAATGGAGAGAAAACTTTTGATTTAATAGAAACACAAGTTGCAGACAGAATTTACCTTGCTGGACTAGGTAAAACTTTAAGGGTTGTTAAATGGTATGACCAAGCTGGAAGTGACCAAACTTTACTTGCAGACTTTCCAAGTGCTCCATATCTTGTAAAAGAGGGTAATGTCTTTTCTGTAAATAGATTGCCAGCAATAAAATTTGATAGTGGCAATAAAATTGAATTAACAACCTTTTTGAGACCCGAAAGAGATAATTTAACAATTTACAATGTAGGTGCTTATGCACTAGAACAAGAAAGAGCTAGGTTCGGCAATAGTCTTTTATATAATGCTGGTCAATTATCTCAGCCAATAATAAGTTACTTGCAAGATGACCGATTACAAATGCTTTCATTTAACCCTATTTTTCAAAATAAAGTAAAGTATGGTCCAGAAGGAAGTACCTTTGGACCATTTAGAAACCCATTAGATAAATTAAATTTATATCAAATAGCAAATGCTTTAAGACAACCTATTAATTTTGGTTTTGGGGATGCTATAAATATGCTTATGACTGAGTTTATTATATACCCCGATGAATCTAGAAATGCTGAAGACGTAACAGAAAATATTCTTACATACTATAAAATAGAATCAGAATCAGAAGAGCCTATAGAAGAGCCATTAAAGCCTATAAAAAAGAAATAATGAAAAAAATAAGCAAACACATATCCTATAAAGAGGCAGTAAATTCTAACTATGCAAAAAAGCATAATATAGAAAACGAGCCAGACGATGAGCAACTAGAAAATATGAAACTAATTGCAAAAGAAGTTTTTGAGCCATTAAGAGAATGGGTCGGTGGTCCAATAAAAGTGAATAGTTTTTTTAGGTCTGCAGATCTTAATTCTGGAATCAACGGAAGTAAAACCAGCAGTCACTTAAAAGGTCAAGCCTTAGATATTACAAGTATGGGCAAAAAGACTAATTTAGAAATGTTTTACTGGATAAAAGACAATTTAGAATTTGACCAGCTTATATGGGAATATGGAAGAATAAACCCAAAATGGTTGCACGTATCTTTTAATAGCGTTAAAAACAGAAAACAAGTTTTAAAAATAAAATAATGATTACAGACTATAAAACACTTTTAATAAATTTAGGGACATTTTTATTCAGTATGACTAATATTGATATTGCATTAAAGATTACACTTTTACTTTTGACTATTGGCTATACTGGTCATAAATGGTACTTAATGAATAAAAGAAACAAATAATGCCTAAAAAGAAATTTAAAGATACTAGGGTTGGAAAATTTCTAACTAATCAAGCACCTAAAATTTTAGAGTCAATAGGTGACGTTGTACCCGATGCTGGTATTTTAAAGCTAGTAGGAAGTCTTATAAGCAAAGATGATAAGATAACACCGAGCAATAAAGAACACGCTTTAGGATTGCTTAAAATGGATATAACAGAGTTGCAAGAGGTTTCTAAAAGGTGGGAGTCAGATATGTCAAGCGATAGCTGGCTATCAAAGAATGTAAGACCCTTGATGCTTATATTTTTAACAGTGTCAAGTTTGTTTCTTATTATACTTGATAGCTTAGAGATTGAATTTTTTGTTTCTACAGAGTGGGTTGATTTATTAAAATCTCTTTTAATTACAACCTATGTAGCATACTTTGGTAGCAGAGGAATTAATAAGTACAAACACATATCTCAGAAGAATTAGATACATTTCTAAGTCTTTATTTTAATATCTTTATATATGTAGTATTTTATTTTGTATTACTTTTTTTAATTATATTACTATCTTTACTGTACTAAAAATTGTTAAAGTTATTACTTTTTTTTCTAAAAACCATAGATATTCTATGAAAAGCACTCGTTGTATTAAAACAAATAAAGACCATTACATACTGATTATCAACGATGTATCTGTTGGAGTACTTGAAAGAAGCGAGTTAAGAAACCTCATTAAGATTATTGATAATGAAATCTAAAAAACCCACAAGGAGCAAATTAATTAAAAAGTTAGATGCAGTTTTTAGCCAATATATAAGGCAGAAAAATTCTATTAATGAGATAGCAACTTGTTTTACTTGCGGTAAAAAAGACCATTGGAAAAAATTACAGAATGGACACTTTATGAGTAGGAAGCATTACTCAACTAGGTGGGATGAAACTAATTGTCAAGTACAATGTGCTGGGTGTAATGTTTTTAGATATGGCGAACAATACAAATTTGGTGTAAACTTAGACTTAAAGTTTGGTAAAAACACCGCAGAAGAATTGCAAAGAAAGTCTAGGCAGATTTTAAAAATATCAGATGTTGAGATTATAGAAATGATAAATGACTATAAAGATTTGGTTTATAACATTTAATTTTGTACATTAGCATTCTGTTTTAGTTATTAGATGATTAAAGAGTCAAGTGGTGTACCAAGCACTTTGGCTCTTTTTTTATGCAATATTTGTTTATAAGTATTATTTTTCGTATCTTTAAGAAAATTAATAACTTAAAACACAGAACAATGAAAACATTTAAAGATTTAATATTTAGACCTCACGCGGTATTTAAAGAGGCAGTACACGCGAGATTAAAATTCGACAACGGCACATACATCTCAGTAGTAGGCGGTCATCCCACACAATACGGAAACGGAAAAACAAGCTTTGAGATTAAAAGCACAATAACAGATAGGAAAAATGAAGTAATCGGTTGGCTATCAGTAGGTCAAATTACTACTAGAATGAAATATCTACAAGGACTAAGATGTCAATGTTTAACTAATAAATCATAAAACAGATGAGAACCTTTAACAACCAAACACACGATTTAATCGATTTAATAAAAAAGCTAGAAGCAAAGATTGCAATAGCAGAAGTATATTCAGACGCATACGAGCAAGTTTTTCTTTATAAACAACTAGACAACGCAAAGTCTACGTTATTAAATATATCAAATGACTAGCTACTCACAAGAAACCGCACAAAGTCTTATTGCATATTACCATAGTAGGGTATTAGCATTAGAGATACAGATAGATGAATACAGATATAAAACAGAATTAATCGAGGCAAATTTAGAAATTGCACAAAATCAACTAAAATGGACAGAGAAAAATTAGTACAACTTTACAAAAAATACGAACTTACAGAAACAGATGTTTATAAGCACAAGCACTATATTATTATTACAAGGCAAGGTATTGAAAAGATACAAGCTAAAGAAAACATTAAAATCACTTTTGAAGTTTTAAAAGCAGAGAAAGATTTTTCAGTAATAAAGGCATACGCAACTAAAGACAAAACCAATATAGAAACATTCGGGTCGGCACTTAAGGGCAAAGGTTTCTCAGACGGAAATTGTAACTCTTGGTACGTAGCAGAAATGGCAGAAAAGAGGGCACTATCAAGAGCGATACTTAAAATAACTGGTTTCTATGAACTCGGAGTATTTGGCGAAGATGAGTCAGAAGATTTTAAAAAGAGCAAATAATATGGAAATAAGCAATGAAATTTTCGAGCACTACCGAATAAAACAAAGAGAGGTTAAAAAGGCTAAAAATCTTTTATTACTCAATGGGTATTCAGTAAAAAAAATAACAGAAATTAACGCTAAACAATAACTAAATTTTAAATTATGAGTACACTAATTAAAGGAAGTATCAGAGTAGACAAATTGCCAAAAGAGAAATTTATCAAAGGCAAAGATGGCGCGGTATATTACAACCTCACAATCTCAGTAGGAGACGAAACAAGGTTTGGTAATAACGTAGCATTTATGGATAGTCAAACATTAGAGGAGCGAGATGCCAAAGCTCCACGAAACTATCTAGGCAACGGACAAGTTATTTGGACAGACGGCAAGGTCACACTAGCAGAAAGAGAGGACGAAGAAAGGAAACAAGAAAAAGAGGCAAAGTTTGAGTCGGTTACTAAAACCCAGCATATAGAAGATGACTTACCATTTTAACAGAAATATTAATCAAGGGTGCTAGATAAAACTAGCACCTTTTTACATATACTTAATGACTAAAAAAACAGACACAGAACACAATATGTTAATGCAGTATATCGAGTACGATTGCAAAGTAGACATAAAAGAAAAACAAGAATATCCACCAGTATGTTTAAGCTACGGAGAAAAAGTGATACAATCAGATAACGGAGATACAATAATACCAGTAGCACTAGGTACATACGGAAACTTGTCGGTTATAACGGCACCCCCTAAAACCAAGAAAACATTTTTCGTTTCATTATTAGCCAGCGCATATCTTAGCGGTACAAATATTTATGGTGGAGACATTAAAGGTCACAGACAAAACGGAGACCTAGTACATTTCGACACCGAGCAAGGTTTATGGCACGCGTCTAAGGTTTTTCGCAGACCGCTAGATATGGATAGTAAAATTCCAGCAGACAAATATCACACTTTTGCACTTAGAACAATAGGGCATAAAGAGAGAATTGATTTTATAGATTATTACCTAACAGAAAACATTAAAGAGCCGTCATTAATTATAATAGACGGTATTGCAGACTTAGTATCAAACGTCAACGACTTAGACGAATGCTCGCTAATAACACAAAAATTAATGAAATGGTCTACAAAATTTAATTGCCACATTATAAATATTATACATCAAAATTTCGGAAGCACAAAACTAGGTACGGGTCACTTAGGCTCTGCACTAGAAAAAAAGGCAGAAACAATTATAGCCTTAGAAGCCAATACAGTAAATAGAGATTGGACCACCGTAAAATGTGGTAGGAGCAGAGGATATTCATTTGATACATTTAGTTTCGAGGTTAACGCAAAGGGATTGCCCACAATAGTAACAGATTTATATGACCCACTAAGGTAATGATTAACAAAACTTTAATTTTAATTGCAAAAAAAAACAACGTCTGGATTGAGATTGTTCAGACGTTTGGTCTTAGCAAAGAAAACTCAGAGGATGCGGTACAAGATATGTACATTAAGATTAAAGCAAAATTAGAAGATGGCACTAGCATAATGTATGGAGATGAAATAAATTATTATTACATCTATAAAACATTAAAAAGTATAGCCTATGATTTTAGAAAAAAAAATATTAAAATGCCTATGGTGTCAATAGATGAAGATTTACAAAACGTAAAGTACAAGTTTAAAGAATTGTTTACTGCGGACCAACCTATTAAATATGATGAGTCTTACAATAAAATCTTAAACAAACTAGACAGAATGTATTGGTACGACAGAAAGGTTTTTGATATAATAAATCAAGGCATTAAGATTGCTCAATTAAGTAGGGAGTCGAACATAGCTTATGCTTCGCTAGTTAGGACATACAACAGAGTAAAAAAAGAACTTAAAAAAACTATATGAATGCAGAACTAGAGGCTCAAGAAATGTCAGTAGTAAACTGGTGGAATAAAAAAGGAAAGTCTCAAATCAAGAGAGTAACAGATCCATTAAGTTCATACGATTTAGAGGGCGATAATGTTATAGTAGAAGTAAAACATAGGTTTTCAGCATATGACACTAAACTAATAGAAACATTAAAACTTAGTACAAATTACCACTGCTCACAAGTAAAAGGTAAAACATTTATATATATCGTTTGCGACAAGAATGGCATATCTGTCTTCAACATTACAGAAACAATAGATGACATTATAAAGCTACCAGAGTATAATAAGATAATGGAGTACACGCATTACGCAAGTAGAAAACCAATTAAGAAGCTACACAGAAATCTACCACAAAGACTAGCAAAGATATGGGAACAAGAATACTAATAGGAGATGCAATACATTTTGTCACTAAATATACTGGCATTAAGTATCTAGTAAAAAGCTATCATAAACATTGGGGTACAGACTGCGGTTGTGATGACAGAAGAAAAAAGTTAAATGAAATAAAAATTAAGAGATGGTAAAGTTTGAAAAAATAGATTATGAAGATTGGTCATTATTTAGAGACAGTAAAAAAGATACATTGTCAGATACAGAGTATACCCTTATTTGTCAGCACCACGCAAAGTACTACAATCATAAATTTCACAAGCCTTGTACTTGCAACCCAAGAAAAATAAAAAGCTGGATAAAAGAACTTAACACTATATGGGACAATGGGCAATAAAGCAAACGAATGGGAAAGAGCAGTAGTTATGCTTTTAAATGTAGACGGCTGGGACTTAGAATGGACTGGGTCTGGCAATACTATTTATGATGCAAAAGGTAAAACCAGCAAGGGCATAGAGTGCGTTATAGAGATGAAATTTCGTACCAAGTACTACGAAGACAAGATGCTAGAAAAGGACAAGTACGATGCTCTTATGGCTATTGACAAAGAAGTTATAAAGATATATTTTGTAAATGACCCTAAAGGTAATTTTATGTACTGGCTTAACACCTTAGAGATGCCAAAGACAGAAAAGAAATACTGCCCCGATACTACATTTTACACAAAGAAACGTATGTTAAAAGACGTGTATCTGCTTAAGGAAAATCAAGCAGTAAGAATTAATTTGAATAAGTTTTAAAAATAAGTTATTAAATATTTGTTTATAAGTATAAAAAGTCGTATCTTTAAAGACCAGCGAGTCGGGGTATCGGAGCAGTCCTCAAGATAAAAGTCCCACGTAAGCGAAGAGTCGAGTTTGATACCTCGGAAGATTCAGCAACTTTACGGCTCGCTTTTTTTTTATTAATCATTTAAAACAGATAACAATGACAGATTCAGACCATTTTCACGTACAATTAGAGAAAGACGTTTTTACTTTCTTAGAACAATTAAGAGATAGCGGAATTACAAATATGTTCGGAGCCACCTCTTTCATACAAGAAGAGTTCGGCTTAGACAAAAAGACCGCAAAAAATTTATTAATTCAATGGATAAAAACTAGATAAGATGACCAAACTAGAACAATTAGAAGAAGACAGAAAAACAGAGTACAAACTATTGCTACAGATAGCATTTAGAGCAAGGACATTCTTAAATTACGACAAAGAAACTAATTGCCTCAAGGAGTTAGCGCCAGAGTTTAAAGCAGACTTACAGAAGAGCATCGACAAGTTTACAGAGATGAATAAACACTTAGGTATATGATAGTCAACGAGGCAGCTTGGAAGCAATTAAAAGAGCAGATAGAGTACCATACAAAGTCTGACACGTCTATATCAGACATATCGATTAATTACCAAGTAAAAAAAGCAAAGAACAGAAATTATCTAAGACTAAACATAACAACAGATGACTAAAAAGAAACTACAAGAAAAGATTGACACCTTAGAGGCTCAACTTAAAGAAGCAAGAACGCATACCTATATAGGAGAAACCCATACCCTACATTGTAGCGATGGAGAATTATATATCGGTTATAATAACTGGGGGCACGATAGCACTCTAGTCTTTGAGGTTAACCAGCTATACAAAGATTTGCCATTTATTATTAGTCAAGTTTGTAAGGAGCAAAAGAAAATGCAGAAAATGCATCTTAAACTAATTAAAGAAACACTCACAGAGATATGATTTTATTAGTAGATGCAGATAGTCTTATTTTTGCCAGCAATTATAAGAAGCGACAGACACCCGATGATAGTATGTACTTTGACAACCTAGAAGATTGCATAGTTAAATTTAACGAGCAGTTTATGCGCATAGTTAATGACCTAGAAGAGCAATATAATATTGACAAGGTTATAACTTTTAGTGGTAGCAGAGGTAATTTTAGAAACCTTATAACAAAGAAATACAAGGCAAATAGAGATTACAGTAATCTGCCTCCACACTTAGGAGCGATGCACGACTATGTTAAAAAAGAATATAATAGCATAGTAGGTTATGGAGTAGAAACAGACGATATGGTCGCAAGGTACTGGCATAAAATTACACAAGAACACGGACGAGACGAGGCAATGATAGTTTCTATTGACAAAGATTACAAACAGTTTCCAGCATTAATTTACAATTATCACTTTAAGCATAGGACTGTTTACGATATATCAGAAGAGGAAGCATTATTTAATTTCTACTCACAATGTATCGTAGGGGACACGGCAGATAATGTCAATTACTTTAAAGGCAAAGGAATTAAGTTTTCAGAAAAGTACTACGCAGATTGTGTTACAGAATTTCAGTACAGAAGAAAATTATACAAATTATTTAAAGACAAATATAAAAGTAAGGCTAAAGAAAAATATGCAGAGTGTTACTTACTATTAAAACTTAGGACAGAATGAATAAAAAGAAAATAGATACTATAATCAACAACTTAGAAATTGCTGATAAAATTGGCAAAAAACTTTTAAAGATGTCAGACATAAATTTTTTCGAGAATACAAGAAAACGTGAGTATGTTGAACTTAGAAGTTTGCTAGTCTACATTTTATATAACAAAATGAAAATGCCTTGGGTACGAATTTCAGAGTATTTTAAAAACAACGGCAAAAATATGGACCACGCAAACGTAATTTATTTAGAGAAAACATACCTTGACTATAGAAACAGAAACCCAAGACTTTTAGAGTTAGAAAAATTATTTGATACTCCAGAGAACTTGCCCGAAGCATACATTAATTTAAAAGACAAGTACGAAAAATTAGAATTTCACTATAACTTCGTTAATGATTTTTTCGAGGGTGTGCCGTCAGAAAGATTTAATGAAGTAATGGAAAATATAACGCAGCTAAAAAAATCTTGGAAATGGAAATATCCACTAAAAAAATAATACAAAAATTACAACAACTATGTGATATATTGCCACGTGGTAAATCAAGAAAAAAGATTAGAAAACAAATACTAAAATTAAAAACAAAAAAATGAAAACAACTAAGGTAAATATCTCTGAGTTAAAAGAAAACCCAGACAATCCAAGAGTAATTAAAAACGAAAAATTTAAAAAACTTGTACAGAGCATAAAAGATTTTCCAGAGATGCTGAGCATAAGACCTATTGTAGTTGACAAAGATATGTTTGTTTTGGGTGGTAATATGAGGCTAAGAGCTTGTAAGGAAGTTGGTATAAAAGAGTTGCATATAATAAAAGCCACGAGCCTAACTAAGGAGCAACAAAAAGAATTTATGATAAAAGACAATTCTAGTTTTGGAGAATGGGATTGGGACACGCTTGGTAATGTATGGGACACTGAAAAATTACAAGACTGGGGTATGGACGTATGGAATCCTAACTTAGATGATTTTAACCCAAACATAAATCCCGAAAGCTCCTACAAGCAAATGACAGACGATGACTATGAGAAAAAGAAGTTAGAAATTAATGAGAGAAATTATGAAAAGACAAGAGAGTTTATAGAATGTATTTGTCCTAAATGTTTTCACGAATTTAATATCGATAAAAACTAATGAATTTAACTCGCGCAGCCGTAACAATGATTTTATGGAAAACACAATTTACATTTGCTAAGACTATGGCATCGATACCACACGAATGGTCTGAGAAAAATGAGTGGCATAGTGAAAAGCTCTTTAAAGACATTGTTGTTTACATTAGAAATAACGGAGTAAAAGAAAAATTTCACAAAAAAGAATTTACATACTTGTATTTAAATGGTTATAAGTATTGGACAATGGGCAACCCTTTAGAAACTACTCGAATAATAAACAGAGCAAAAGTTTGATAAGAATTGAAACCACATATAATATAAATTCTATATGTCCAGATTTAGTAAACAGATCTAAAAAAGAGGGTCTACTGTTTATTGATAGCATATTGTTTTTTGTAGTGTTTAACAAAAAGACTCCTATTGCTTTTTTTGGTTTAAAGATTGGGACAAGTAGCGCGGTTTTAAAGTGTGCTTATGTTATAAAAGAATATAGAAGACAAGGTTTGTTAAAAAAACTTACACTATACAGATTGCAATTCCTTAAAAAGAATATGCCCAGCATTAAAGAAGTGTCTGCAAATACAACTAAAATGGCAACTGGTGTTCATTTAAGTATAGGAGCAAAAGAAATAGCAAAGTATAAAAATGGAATTACTAAGATAAAATATGAATTATGAAAACAACGATTCAATGCGTTCCAAGTAGGCTAGAGTATGCCAAAGGAATTTTTAAAGATTTTAAAGATATAATTTATCACGTTGATGAAAATTACACTGGGTGTTTTAATTCATTTAAAGAGATGCTAGACATACCTTTTGAGAATTATAGGCTTCACTTACAAGATGATATAATTATTACAGATAATCTTCACGAAAATTTAGATTACTTAGAGCAAATAATGGTAAGAGAAAAAATTGATATTTTAAGTTTGTATGCAAATCCAAGAAAAGCAAACAAAGAGGCGCACGCGAGAGGCGAAACAATTGTTAGGCTGAATCCATTTCTAATGATGCAAGGGGTTGTTTTTAGTAAAAGATTTGTTGAGATATTAAAAGAAGAGGTTGACGCTTCAAGGCAAACAAAATACGATGATACGTTTGTCGGTGACGTTTGTAAGAAAAGAAAAATAAAAGCCTTTTGTCATATACCTAGCCTTGTTCAACACAACCTAACAATTAAAAGTGAGATTGGCAACGCGAACAATCCAAACAACAGAAAAGGTTTATTTTTTAATAAAGAATTTTTTACAATATGAAATTTTATAGTAACATAAGTGTGTATGATGCATCCATTAAAAGAATGGAAAATCTTTTTGATGAATTTGAAGAGATAGTCGTTGGTTTCTCGGGTGGTAAAGATAGTACTGTTACATTACATCTTGCACTTGAGATAGCAGAAAAAAGAAATAGGCTTCCTTTAAAGGTTTTGTTTATAGACCAAGAAGCAGAGTGGCAAGGCACTATTGATTATGTTAAAAAGATAATGTACGATGACAGAGTTGAGCCTTTGTGGTTTCAGATGCCAATAGTAATAACTAACAACGCGTCTAGCAAAGAAAGATATTCGTATTGCTGGGATATAAAAAAAGAAAATCAATGGCTTCATAAAAAAGACCCTATAAGTATTAAAGAAAATATATATGGGACAGATAGATTTCACGATTTATTTGGTGCAATATTTAAAGTAGATTTTAAGGACAAAAAAACTTGTTACCTTGCTGGAGTTAGAACTCAAGAAGCACCTAAAAGATTAATGAGTCTGACAAGTGCATTAACATATAAGGATATAACTTGGGGCAAGAAGTTAAATGAGAAACTAGGTCACTATACTTTTTATCCAATATACGACTGGGAAATAAGTGATATATGGAAATACATATATGATAACAATATAGAGTATTGTAAGATTTACGATGAGATGTATAAGCACGGAGTAAACACAAGAGATATGAGAATTTCTAATTTACATCACGAAACGTCAATACAAAACTTACTTTTAGTGCAAGAGATTGAGCCAGTTACTTGGAATAAAATTAGTACAAGGGTTGCTGGCAGTAATGCAATAAAGCATTTAAAGAGCGATGCATTTAAGTGTCCAAAAGAATTGCCGTATATGTTTAATGATTGGCAAGAATACGCAATGCATTTGTTTGAAAATTTAATACCTAAAGATGAATACAAGAAAAATGTAACTAAACATATTAATAGAAATGACAAATACATTATAAATGATTTAATAAAGACAGACTTCTACAAGACGATAATAAATACAATTTTATCTAGTGACTGGGACTTTACAAAACTTATAAATTTTACTACTAGCCAGCACTTTAATACAGTTAAAAAGTATGTAGATAATAAAATAGATGACTCAAACATAGAGATAAACAGAAAATATAATAAATACATAAAAGACCTATTGTAATGAAAAATATAAAAGAGATACTAATAAAAGAACTTAGCAATGGAGATGTTATAAAAAACATAGAAGACATTAAACAACTAATGCACGAAATTTCTCCTTTAAATAGTCAGCCAGTTAATAGAGTTAAATGGGTGCCTATCGATGAGGTTACGCCTAATGACTACAACCCCAATAGTGTAGCTAAAAAAGAAATGGGTCTTTTATACACGTCAATAAAACACGATGGATATACACAACCTATCGTAACAATACGAGATGAAGAGATGAAGATGTATGTAATAGTAGATGGCTTTCATAGGTATTACACGGCTAAAACAAACCCAGACATACTAGACAGAAACAAAGGGTATATTCCTATCGTTGTTATTGAAAAGGATATAAACGACAGAATGGCAAGTACCGTAAGACACAATAGGGCAAGAGGTATGCATAGCGTTACTGGTATGTCAAGTATGGTTTTTAGTATGCTAGAAAACGGCTGGCTAGATAAAGACATATGCAACGAGATAGGAATGTCTGCAGAGGAACTTTTAAAGCTAAAACATATAACTGGTTTTTCTAAGCTATTTAGCAATGTAGAATATAATAGGTCTTGGGAAACAAAGAAACAAATTTTATTAAAAAAGAAATATAATGAATAATACAATAGACAAAAGTAGACACATAAAAAAGGAATCATTATTAAAAGCATTAGAGCAAAGCTTGGGTGTAGTTACTGTGGCTTGTAAGAAGTCTGAAACACCAAGAAGCACATACTATAAGTGGCTTAATGAAGATAGCGATTTTAAAAGAGAGGTTGAAGACATAGAGAATATAGCATTAGACTTTGCTGAGAGCAAATTACACGAACAGATCCAAAGCGGAAATACAACTGCAACTATATTTTTCTTAAAGACTAAAGGAAAAAACAGAGGCTACATAGAGCGACAAGAAATAACTGGAGCAGAGGGTATGCCAACTAACTTTCAAATAGAGATAATTGACTCAATTAAAAATAAAGACTAATGTGGTATACCAGCATTTGCTGGAGTCACAAACTAAGATTGTAGTTGAACAAGGCGGTACAAGGTCTGGTAAAACCTACAATATAATTCTATGGATAATTTTTCAGTACTGCACTAACAATACCGACAAGGTAGTTACTGTATGCAGAAAGTCATTTCCTAGTCTTAGAGCAACCACACTTAGAGATTTTATGAGCATACTGCAAGAGCACAACTTGTACTCAGAAAAGTTTCATAATAAGTCTAACTCAGAATACTATCTGTTTGGCAACCTCATCGAGTTTATATCATTAGACCAGCCTCAGAAAATTAGAGGTCGTAAAAGAGATTTGCTTTTTATAAATGAGGGCAACGAGTTATACTTTGAAGATTGGCAACAATTAATTTTTAGAACAAACGAAAAAATTATATTAGATTTTAACCCCTCTGATGAATACCATTGGATATATGATAAGGTAATACCAAGAGAGGACTGCTCATTCTTTAAGACAACTTACCTTGACAATCCCTTTGTAGGCGAAAGTATTAAAAAAGAAATTGAGTTACTAAAAGATACAGACGAGCAGTACTGGCAAATCTATGGTCTTGGCGAAAGGGCTGCAAGCAAGAGTACTATTTTTTCTTATGTTGAGGTTAATGTAATACCAGAAGATGCAGAACTAATTGCATACGGAATGGACTTTGGATATACGAATGACCCGACAACCTTTGTATCTGTTTATACTAAAGACAGAAACCTATACTTAGAAGAGCATCTATATAAAACACAGATGACAACGAGTGACATAAATGACTTCCTAAGAAATGAAGAGTTATCAAGTAAGCCTATCTATGCAGATAGCGCAGAGCCAAGACTTATTTCTGAACTTAGGAAAATGGGTCATAATATTCTACCTAGTATTAAAGGTCGTGATAGTGTTAATGCTGGTATCGACTTGTTGAAGAGATACAAGATACATATATTGTCAACCTCATCTAACGCAATTACAGAGTTTAGAAACTATAAATGGAAAGAGGACAAGGGTGGTACATTGGTAAATACGCCAGAGGATAAATGGAATCATATAATCGATAGCTCGAGATATGCTACATACTCAATATTATCATCCCCTAATTTTGGTAGGTATACATTGCACTAAATAAAAGTTATTAAATATTTGTTTATAAGGTTTATTTTTCGTATATTACATTAACAAGGAGTACTAACTAAAAACAGAAGAAATGACACAAGAAACACAGTACCAATTAGAATCAAAAGAATTTATCAGTTTTAATAACGGCTATATGTCAAGGGGGGTGTATAACCTAATAATAAGCATTAGAGATGTTAAGCTATACTCTAAGGGCATTAGACCACACAGAAGCTGGAAGATAGGAGATGTCAAAAGATACTTCGGCATTAAAGGCAACGTCATAAAAATAGTAGAACAACTAGAACAAGTTTACAGAGAACATATACTAACAGAACAAATTTACAGAGAAAATATACTAACTAAAATCGAAACAGAAGATGAGAACATTACCAAAGTATAAGCAGAATTTAAAAATACAAGGAAACGACGTATGGAGTTACTCAACAATAGTAGCACACATAAAAGGCAGCGAGATATACCAGCTAGGATATTGGAGCCAAACTACTCAGAAGCATATTAACTACGTTGCAGATTACCTCAACCTAACACTTATAAAAGATGACTAATAAACATAAACTAATAAAAGTAGTCAGACTAAGAACTGGCATAATAGTAGAACATTGGAGAGACACAGAAACTTGGATAACTAAAATAACAACACTATGAATTGGGACACACCGCCAGAATATAAAGAACACGAATGCTCAGAATGCGGAACACCGATAGACAATGCTGGAGTATGCAGCGGAGCTTGTCACGAAGCGAGTATGTTGTAACGGATTTGTGTAAACGTAGTTGTGATAAATTTAAAACAAAGTAAGATGAAAAACAGAATAATTGAAATATGTGAGTTAGGACAACCACAAAGCATAATACATAGAGAAAACCAACCAATTACAGAATTAATAA